TCCTGGTAATACATATTTTGCTGGCTATCAGTCAATAACCCCTCGGTAGGTGCGCAATCGAATCTCGATAAATCATCGTCATAAAAACCCTGGGCGGGTTCCTCGTTTAGTATTTTACGAATGCGCTGAGGGTCGTAATTAAGCTGTACTATCTGAACCTGCTTCCTGCCAAAATCTCTTTTGGCGGCTCGAAGATTCTGGAACATCCAGCCCTGGGCGGTCAAAGCTTTGCCTGTGCGGTAAGCGTGTAAGACGCCGGACACCTCTACATCTCTATCGTCAGTGCCGAATATATCCTGATTCAATCCGCCTGATTCTGTTTGGTCTTTATCGATAATCTGTAACATAGTAAAAACCGATTGCGGAACTTCCGAGGCCGACATTTGCCGGAAAATCTGTTCAAGAGGCATATCATCCGACGTAGTATCACTATCAACCTGAAGATTTATACCCTGACCACTCAAGTAAGCGTCTTCGGGATTTACCAAATTTTTACTTCGTGTTATCCTTACACCTTGAATCTGGCTTTCAATTATATCCATTGCTTGGTTTATCTTGCGATTATACATATTCTGAGGGTCACGAAGACCCCTAACAAAACCTTGTAATTTTAATTCTGTGCGTGGACATTCAGCACACCACATGCCATGAACCCATGTATAATTATAGTCCCGTATCGCCATAGGATTATCGCCAGACCAAACAAGTTCGTCATCCACAAATATCTTTAATTCTATTTTGTCCTTAATATCTCTGAACTTTACAAGTATTGGCGTACCATCGGGCGTTCTGAAATTCCTAAGAAGCTGATTTGCTAAATTTCTATCACCCCTCGCTTCGTTCCTGATAAATTCTTTGAAAGTTGTTTTTTTGCCGGTAAAACGGTTCTCAACAACCGAAACCTCCTCTGTGGTTTTATGCCACCATTGTTCAAACATCCTTTTCCCGGCTTTGTTCATCATTGCGGGCGTACCCTGGAACGGCCAGCGACTTGTATTAGTTAACGGATTGATTTTCTCAATCTCATCAGCAGCCGTAGGAACTAACATTTTAGCCTTGAGCGTTGAAATCCACTGTCCAGTAAGAATATCACCACAATCCGAAAGGTCATCTTTTGTGAGGCCGTGGTCTAATAAAAACTGGTTCCAACCCAATCTTCCGTATTGTATAGTTCCTTCCCTGTCACGCCATGATTCTATCAGATTATGGCCTTGTACCAAAATCCCCCACTTAAAAGCCTCACTTTGTACGTCATAACCATTATGACGGGCCATCATACTCATTATGACACCCGTATGCTGGCTGCAAGCATGGTCTTCCGCTTCGTCGAAATTGCCTTGAGGGCCTATCTTTAATATATGACGATTGCGAATCTCGTATCCGTGTAATAAATTGACCTGACGGCCTATTTTGTCGATTGTATGAAGGAGCCTGTTCTGCCTATCGGCCCTGTCCATTTCCTCGTGTGTATGCTGGGCTTTTAAGTAATAATCGAGGTCGAGGCATGCCTGCTCGTTAAACGGACGCCACGCAGTATCGTTTATCTCGTAAACATCGTGAAATTCAGATATTGTTGTTGAATCGTTAGGCATTATTTAGCCCACATTATAATTGTTATACCCATAAAAAGAACTCCCCATCTTATCATTTCTTTATTTTCGCTTGCCTTAAAAATACCAAACTTTTTTCGTTTGAACCAAAATCTTAATCCACCTATCAAACCAACCCAAATACTTAATTTACCTATTGTCATCCTGTTCTCCGGTACTTTTCATTCCATTTATTTATCTGGGCTTTAGTTATCCCACCTATAGATAAAAGACCCGATTTCAATGCCTGGCACATCTCCTTTAAAGAATCTGCGGGATGACTCGACCAATCGTGCAAAGGACTGTCTCTGTAAACCCTGTTCTCTTCATCATATTCCCTGCGATAATGGTCAAGAGCCTCTAAACCGTCCTTGCAATTGTTCTCATCGAAATAAAACGACGGTAAGGCATCGGCGACTATGTTAATACCAATATCCTTACCAATCTTGGGATTCACAATTACATCATATCCCAAATCCTTCAACGCCTTAGCGTAAGATTCACCCGAAACCTTACTCCTGCTCCTGCCGTCGTGAGGAAGAACTAATTTCCCGTAATTGTAACCTTTTGAATCTAAAATTTTAGCGTAATGGTCGACGAATTTGCCCGTATTCTCATAATAATCAATTATATTCCTTTTACCACGAACTATCTGAAGAAACCATATCGCAGTACAATCCAAACCTATATCAAAAGATAAATGAACCCTTACTGACGAATCATAAGAAACATGACAAATATGGTCGTTTGACCTTAACTTGTTCATAATGGAAATATAATAACAAGCGTCCAAATCAACTTCATCGTGGCAATTCATTACAAACTGCTTATGTTTGGCGGGAGAATCAAATTCCATTTGACGCCAGTCTTCAACCGTTTTAGGCTTATTCTCCACTAACCACGTATTTTCAAAGGAATTAGCCTGAACACACGAAAATTCCTTGCCGGGACTCTTAATGAACATCTTCCAACACCAGTTATGACCATTTGCATTGGCTATTGTCATAAGTTGATTCAATGGATGGTCATACATATACTGAATATGAGGCCAAACTTCACCAGCAGCTATCTGTGCAGCCCAATACTCCTCATCAATCTTCAATTCACGTCTCAAACGGAATCTCAAAAGCTGAAACTGGGTATCAGTAGGAAACTCCTCGGCCTGCTCGATGTAAGCCCAACCTAAATTAACATTCTTCAAACCACTTAACTCTTTGGCGTGTCTAAACAAAACAACACTACCATTGGCGTAATGAGCCTCTTTAGTACCCTGCGGAATGCTTTTACCAGTCCAATCCGTAAAATCTTTCATAGTAGAATCACGTAAATCAGTGAACTTGTTCCGAACTACTAAACCAAGATTGTTTTTGTAAAATCGACTGAATAAATCGCCCTTCTGTAAAGCCAACATAGTCTTACCAGTACCTACACCAGCTATCATCGATGGGAACCGGTTCACGGCTGTTAAAAACCCCCATTGATAAGGGTCAAGCTTAATATTTATGACTTTAGTTTTCGGCATATATCGTGAAACTCCTGCAAATCCTCAGCATCTTTTTTGTCTATGGGAACTTCAAGCCAGGAATCAGCGTATTTTTTAAGCCTCTTGCCCATAATCCCATAACATAAAATTTTATCAACGGCCTTTAATAATTTTATTTCTATATTTATGGTCTTAGTCGACATTATATTTTCATTAAATCCCCGACAACACCACTTACGTCACATATCATATCACCAAATTGCTTGTGAGAAGCTGAAAATACAAAATCACCCACCTCGTGCTGCAACATACACTTCTCACTCCTAATACCACGCTCAACCGCACTAATTTCAGCCACTTCGTGCATAAATCCCGTCAAAACCTCACGGTCACTGTTGCCCAATGTACCTACCTTGATTTTCATCTTCTTATAACTAAAAGTTGCATTGCTTGTTTTTACATCTTTTATAACTTCCCAAGGACGATTGTTGATAAGTACCTTCTTAGGTAATCTCATATTAAGATAACTCCTGTCCGAAATTCATATCAGCCCTGTGATTGGGGGGAGGTATCTTTTTCTTCTCCAAGTCTTTCATATAGGGCATTCGCTTTATATAGGTTCTGCTCATAGCTAAGGAGTCTCTTTGTCAAGCCCTGAAGCGCACAGTCTGTTGTCAGGACTGTGCGTTGTTTCTCTTGCCCATCTCATCTCTCCACTGGCGGCACATAGCCCACCATCATAGGATTATAACTCTGCTGCTCAGGCTTAGAAGGTATCACCGAAGGTCTAACAGGCCCGAGAGGTCTAACAGGGTCTAACGGCTCAGGTCTAACGGCCTTGCGTTCGTCCAATACAGCCAATCCTGAGGCGTTTTCTTCAGCCTGTTTCAAGCCTGATAAGACACTAACCTTGTTTTTAGCTCGATAACGCTGCATATACTTACGTTGGTAATCTGTCTTAGCCTGACCTGTTAATGCCATTCTCTATCTCCTCGCTAATAATGGGCTTAGGCAAGACAGGACTAATCTTCGGGCCAATAATGATTATCGTCTTCTCACCACCACCAGCGTCCTTGTCCAAGCCATAAAGCCTGCATATACCAGTAGTTGCACTTACCCTTGCACCAGCCTGGTTCACTGTGGATGCAAAGTCTCTGTCTTCTTCGTACATTTCTTGAGCTCTTTCAATCGTAAAGCCTGTCTTTCTGCTTAATTCTGCCCTTTTCTTAACTATTTCCTGCTTTATAACATTACTTGACATTAACTGATTAGCCAACCTATTATGGCCTCCTTTTGCCTTTGGATAAGCTCTGCGATAAGCTTCAGTAGCATTAAACATTATATCGGGGCTAAACAAATGCTTTACAAATTCCATTTGTTGAAGTGTAAACTTTACTTTTTTAACTGCCATTCTTTTTATCCAATACTGCTATTGCCTGCGCTTTTTCTTTTGTTAGTCTATTACTCATTCTCCCAGCCGCCATTATGTACAATTAGCTTATGAATATCAGTATCATAATACACTGTTACATCATTTGCATCTTCTGAGCTTTCGGCTGTATTTGCATTATATTCGAATTTATCAGCCAAAGATACTTCAAATGTTAGTGTTTGTATGCCTGCGACTTTCATATAATCCATTACTGTTTCGCCAATTGCTAACAAATCCTCATTTGTGTTCATACCATTTATATCAATTGTATATGTATAAATATAATTCCCTTCCCGCGAATCTACATCAAATACATAATCAAAAGCAATGCCTGTGCCTATGAAAATAACGCTTCCTATTAAAATTACAGCTGTCACAAATAAAACAATTTGAGCTTTACTCATTTGTTCTCCTATCCAGCCAAGTCTGGCATATTTTGTAGACTACTGCTATTACTACGATTAGACAACAGTAAGGCAGTTTATTATCAGCGTCGTGGCCTAAATATATCAAAGCTCCTATCGCTGTCTCAGTGGTTACGAGCTTTTTGCTTACTAAATTAGTTATGTCTCTTGACATTCTATCCTTTTCTTTCACTCTCTGTCTAACTCAAGTAAGTCCACAAGATCCTCTTTTAATTCTTCATCGCTGATATGGGATATATCGCCAGCGGCAAAACAACTACCTAACAATCCCAGTAAAGTTTGGTCGGGCGATTCTTCCCAAATCGTCTTTATTAAGCTTAATATCTCTGCATTCATCATTCAAAAATCCCTCTCAATTCATATAATTGTTTTTTTTGGAACTCCATAATGAGCATTCTTGCATCGTTGATTTTTTCGTGCTGGTCGGCATTTTGAGCATTTATAGCCTCTAAATGACCGCTAACTTGAGATATTAGACCTTCGATTATGGTTACGTGCATTATGCTCGGGTTGACATCAGTTGTTTTTGCCATAATGCACACCATATAAAAACTACTTTCAATATACTTTATTGTTTTTTCCTGTCAATAAATAATTTGCATAAAATTTATTTTGCCCCCTAACCTGTTATTTAATAAAGACTTACAACTTGAGATAATTATTTTCCCATAAAACTAACTGTCCAAACGCATTTATTTATATTTTTAACTTGACTCAACCGATAAATGTGTTATAGTTTAAATATGAAGTACACGGCGAAACAATCAAACAAAGAATCTGGAATTTTTAAACTATACAGGTCAGGGTCGGTGCAACCTCTTCGCCGTGTGCGCATCGCTCTGGCCTGTGTTTATTGAAGGGAAGGTGTAAAATGGTATCAGCAAGTTATATCTCAACAAATTACGACAGAGTAACAAAAGGTTATGTAGGTTTTATTAGAATTTGGGAAGGTGGTCAGCTTATCTTCTCCGAATCCTGCAAAATCGTCCGGCTGACAATAAAGGACGCCCTAAAAGACGCCGAAATTGAAAAGGCCGATATATTACAATTAAATGGCATAGTCTAAAGCCCGCACTACCGGCCTAAAGGCATAGGCCGGACTTGTTGACTTTAACTGAAACTATTTATGAAGGGAAGGTGGATTATGAATCACGGAAATAGATTTGACAGAGAAAACGAAAAAGACCGGATGCGACGACACACCGAAGAAGAAAGACGAGCCAAAGAACGAAAGGCAAGAGAAATACTTAACGAAGCCGCTCCTGATTTGCTGGTGGCGTGTGAAAATTTAGTTAGAGGGCAATTACAGAACCCAACATTAAGAGCCTATGTTGAACACGCTGTATGGGTTGCTGAACAAGCCATTGCAAAGACGAAAGAGGTGAAATTATGACAAAGACTATTCTCAAAGGTTACACAAAAGACAACATCCAAGTTATTACTGCCGATATTACATCCTGGGACAAAGAAGCAATCGAGAACTTGAAGGCCGAAATCCAAAAAGGGCCAATAGGCCGGAAATTCGGTGAATTGACATTTTGTTGAAGTTACAGGGGAAGATAATTAGAGCTTGGGCTTTGGTGAAAGCAGATTGTATTTCTTTCTTGCCTCACCCCTTATTTTCTCCAATTTATGGGCAAGACCGGGATTCACTGTACCTGTTTTGGCATTTCTGACGATTTGGTCCATCGTCTTAAAAGATAATAGGACCCCCTCACACGGCTCTGTTTCGTCCAATCTACACAGTTCGTCCCACAAACGGGCATTTGTGGTCTTGAGCAGTTCAAGCGTTCGTTTCAGCCTATTCTCACCCTCCTGCAGCCCCAACTTGTAAAACGCCCTATCTGTTTCCGTTATTTTGCGGGTTTTTCTCGGCATCCGTACCTATTTATCCTTTGCCAGAACTTCCTTGATTTTATCTTGGTCAGTCAACATTAACATTGTCCTCCAATATCTCTAAGTCGCTGATTTAGTTCTTCAATAATCAAAAGTTTTATTTCAACTTCTTCTTTTAGCTGCTTGATTT